AGCTTTACCCGTGATGACAAAATCTGAAAGGCTATTGCTCATGCCTTGAAAGAAAGATTGGCTGATTTGAGAAACGTTACCATATACATCAGTGGCTTGATCTTGGAACTCTGCGAAACCACGCTTAACGCCAAGCTCCCAATTAGCTCTAATTGAGTCTTCTTTAGCGTAGTAATCTTCTAAAGCTTTCTTCTTCTCTTCGGTGTCAGCTTGATTTAAGGCACTTTTTCTTTGCTGCAATCTGCTAGATAACCCAGCACCTTCCTCTAAGGCATTGCCCTTAGCAACTAGATCAGCTATGTATTTATTTTGCTTATCCAACTCATTGTTTTTTTGCTTCTGAAGCTCTACTTCATCACCAACTACCGCTAAAGAGCGCTGAGAGGCTAAGACATATTCTTTTTTAGCCAATAATGCTTGCTCATCATTAGTGAGTTTACGGGTTGCCTTTGCTTCTTCTAGCACAGAGATTTTGGCTTCTATATCCCAAAGCTTTTTACGCTCTGAACTAATTACATCAGCAACTGTTTTATGCTCTTTTAATACCTTAAGTTGAGCTTGTAGAGATACAAGCGCCTCATTGGCTGACTCATCAGCACGAGTCCCATAGTCTGGTCGATATGCTGTTGCTTTTGGGGTTTTGGTTTCATACCGTTTATTAATTGCTGATACAGCCTTCTCTCTTTCAGACTGTGACCATTTGTCCGGAGCCTTTGATATCTCTCTCCATAATTGAGCCAAATCCCTAGCTCGTTTTGTTTCTTTTGATAAACCTTCTTCAATTATTTTGTTTTTATACTCTAGACTTAAAATGCTATCCTGTTCAGCTGCATTTTCAGCCTGCTTCCCGGCAACAATAGCATTGTGTAGACCTAAAATGTTTTCTATGACCGCTTTTTGTGCTAGCGACTTTTTCAACCCCGACTCAAATAGGTCTGAAACACCTGATTTTTCTCTATCCTTATAAATGTTGTCTATAGTTTTATTTATTTGTTCAAGGTCATATGCATACTTCTCATCGAATCCTTTTTCTCTTCCCATTCCAGCTATTGCATCGCCCAAACCAAGGATTAAATCCTTTGTTTCTTTGGCTGCTTGTCCTATCCAATTTAAATGACTAACAACCTCTGAAGCTGATTTTTGCGATGCTTTTCCATATAGTTCCGTCGCCACTCTGGCGGCTTCTTCTTTGTTTCCCTTTCTTTCAAGTGATGAAATGTATTCATATTGAGCAGCAGTCAGATAGTGCATCTGCTTATTTAACTCTTCTGATGCTCTTGTTGGAGATTCCTTTAATTTCTGGAAGTTTTTAATTGTTTCATCAATAGAAACCCCCACTTTTTCCTGCATTTCAACCGCTGTTTTAGCTACAAGCTCTAATTCCCCCCCTCTGAATGATCCTGTAGCTACAACCTGCGATAAAGCCTTCGATGACGAAAATTGAGTAATCCCATTGATAGCCAACTTTTTAGCAAGTATGTCCAGTTGAGAGGCTGTTTTTCCAGCATACCCTCCTGTTAGCACTAACTGCTTATTGTACTCGCTAAACTCTGTAGATCCCTTATAAGCAGCAACAGCCACCGCAGTTAATGCGCCGATAGTTCCAATCATTGCTATTTTTGCTGGGGTAAAGAATGACGCAAGTGCTTTTAGTGAATTTCCAATTCCTCCGAACGAGTCCTTTATCTGTCCACCTTGCTGAACCATAACCATCCATACCGGCATCCCAGATGCAAGTGATGTCACGATATCAGTCATTTGCATTGGTAGTTGTCGCATGGCGTTACGGTACTGACCAATAGTAATTGAGCCATTTAAAAACGCTTTTTCCTGCTCCTTCAGCTTAGCAATCATCGGTGCAGCTTGTTGCGACACTCCCATTTGCGCCGCTTTCAATTCTAAAACTTCGGTTTTCGTTTTACCTAGAATTTCAGTTTGACTTCTCAATGATTGTAAAAACTCATCTGAAGCTAGTTTAGCTCTGTTAGTTGCCGCTTCTTGAGCTAACAACGCTTGCCCTTCAACAGTTAAAGACATATGCATCTTCTGCAACTTGTCTCTGGTTTGTTCCAAAATACTGTTGTAATCGTTGAATTGATCTGTTGACAGCATTCCTTTTTTACTGGCTGATGACAATTTTTCTTGCCATTCATCTAATCGTTCAAACGCTTTATTGGTGGGGTTGAGTTGATTCAATAATTCATGAAGCTCCTTACGCTGTTTCTCCGCAGCTTGAGTAGCTTTTTTCTGGTTATCAACGCCGCGTTTAAATTGTTCATTTAAATCTTCTGCTGAATTATTGACCTTTTCAGCTGTAGCGCCGAACTCTTTAAGCTTCTGTGTTCCTCGCTCCAAATCAGATGTATCAGCTTTTAGCGAAATGGTTGCAATATCAGTCATTGGTTTTCTCCAGGCACAAAAAAACCACCATAAGGTGGTCAGTTTGTTAATAAAAACATGATTAGCTTAAAATCAACTTCTCAACCTTATCTTTAAACTCTTTCTTAATTTCTTTCGGTAAAAACGATTCGATAGTTGATATGTTGAATTTCTGCATTTTTAATAAGGCATCTCCTGTTACTTCAGGATTCTCATTCTTAATCCTATCAATAAGTTCAAGTAATTTATCATCACATATTGATGCCTTACCATCACATATTACAAATAATTCTCTTTGATCGTAGTTAATAGCACTAAACTTATTTTTTGCATTTGCATCTCTAACAGCTTTATTGGCTTTATATTCCGACAAGTCACTTCCGCAATGTTTACACTTGATGGCTTCATTGCTAATAAATTCAGCACAGTATGGGCATTTTACAGAATTAGAATTACTAGACTTTCTGCTACCAAAGATTACCATTAGCAAACCGCAAAGCATGATAAAGCAGCTTATCAATACAAAATTTTGTCTTTGCGCCATCAAGCCAATGTTATTAACACGATTTCCGTAACTTGTAGATACGCTTACATCCATATTAAAAGCAGCAAACGCAGCTATAATGCCAACAACTAGCAATATCCACCCAAAACCTTTCATCATCACCTCACGCACCATTAGTTTTTCTTAATGATAGCCCGAAGGTAACGCAAAACAAAGCAAAAGGCGATTTGAAGCAGGTGGCGATTATTTGCTATTCATTAACTCTAAAGCCTTTAACTCCATAACTCTAATATCACTAAAAACGGTCGCTTTATCTTCAATGTTGAGCAATTTCATAACTTCATTTAGCGATTGATAGTCTAGTCCAGTAGCTCCATTCATGCCAACTCGCCACTGAGTTCCCATTGCCGAAAATACCTGAAATGAATCCCAAACATCTGGAAGTACCTCAACATCATCAATATCTGGAGGAAAACCAAAAGCCCGCTTAAACTCAGTAGCTTCTTTTACTGACATTCCCCCATACATTGCCTCAGCGACCGATATTAGTTTTTTTCGCGATTACCTAACAACTCATTGTAATAAGCAGTAGTAATGGCACCCGCAGCAGAAGGATAGTTGTCGAATAGAAGCTTTAAGTTATCACCATTATAAGGTTGCTCGATCGCCCAGTCGAAAATGATTTGAGTAAAGAATTCATCTACTGACTTCTCTTTTAGTTCTTCCAATTTACTCATTGGCATGTGATTAAACGTAAAAGTAACAACTTCAGGATCACTTTTCCCAGCGACTAGGATTCTTACATCTGCCTTAAACGTTGGATTCGGTTTCAGTGTAAACTTAGCCATCATATCTCCTTAAAAAGCCCCATAAGGGGCTGTAATTATGCGGTGGTGTAAATCTGCATATCAGATTTCAGTGAGAAACGAGCTGAAACATTTTCAACCTCGTTAATAGCGGTATTCGGTACGCGCTGAAATGACACACTTGCGGAGTAATAACGATCTTCGCTTGCCCGTTTATTATGGAAGCGGATAGCAGTTAATTGCTTATTGTCATCCAATTTCATTAGCAATGGTCGGATGGGTAGCGTAGCATCGTGAGCGAACGTATAAACCTGCACGATCCCGGATTTATAAGTATCGACGGTTTCAGCTTGCTCATCTTCTAAAAACTGAATCTCTTGCGTTTGCTGCTCACCGCCTTCTGTGGATAAAGTCATGACTTGAGGCATAACCTCCCATTCTTGGATGGTTTTCAATGTACCTTTACCACCGCCAATAGGAAAACGATCAATATCTGATGTATCAACACTATCCAGTGTAACGCTGGTATCATCAGCCGCTTTTACTTTGAATACACCAGACATGCGTTTCCACCCAGAAACCACCTGAATAACATCACCCGCTTTAATGCCGCTTGATGCATCTACTGTTAATACAGCTTCGGTGGCATTACTAGCTGCAGAGAATTCAATTTCATTGCCGTATTTGCTCGCAACATATACGCGCGAGCCATTAGGAATGTTATAAGCCATATGGACCTCTTTATTTATGCATAAAAAAACCGCCATTTAGGCGGTCGATTATCGAACAGAATCACATCGATAAGATGTGCGTATAGGGATGATGTAGTTAGCATCGTTCGTGATAGGGGGGAATTGGCTTGGTTCTCCGTTGAGATAAAGTGTGTTCGTCAAAGACAATCCATTTTCTAGCTGATCTTTGATGTTGTCAGCAATGAGCGTCAATTGCTCATCACCGGTTCCCACCTTACCGACAATATTAATTTGAATAACACCCTTTAAGATAGGCATATCCAAACTAAGACCTATGTTTTCAGTCTGCGCAGGCATAATGTGCATCTGTAAATAGGGGGAATTAATATCATCAAACGTAATATTAGACCACGCAACCTTTAGTCCTTCTTGCTTAGCAATTTTAGCCACCAACGCACGAATAGACTGATTGATTTCAGATTGCTTCATGATTTTACCTCAGCGATAGACTCCCTGAAAAATTTACCAACATCAGCAGCGGTTACCGCTATCATACCGTTTGGTGCTTGCTTAGAGTGTCCCATTTCTAATGGGTAGGCATAAGGAACGTTATTCGTAAAATAAATAGCATTCATCCCCACCTTAAACTGCTCAAGCACATAGTTACCAACCGCTTTTGTCATGTTACCTGATTTATCGACTCGCCCTGTTTCGCCATCTCCTGGCACATCAAAGGTGACTTGCCAATTACCACGGAATCGCCCTCCTGTATAACCGGGAGGTGCTTTGATCTCCATAGAATCATTAACGCGAGCACGTTTCTTTAATTGGCGCTTCTTCGGCGTGAGATTATTAGGGTCTTTCCTGAGTTCTTCATTGTGTTCAAATACCGCCTGGTTATAGCCCACAGCTGTCTGGTTGATTTCCCATAGTTCAGGATTACCCACCGGTGACATTTGAACAAGTTGAGCCAGAATCTTAAACCCCGTTTTTTTACTACCGCCTCCATATCCGCTTGAGCGTGTTCAACAAAAAGGTTAACCGACTTCATGAAAGCCTGTGACACGTTATGCCCTCAGTTGTGATTGATAGCAAATAACAAGTTCGGCGGGTTTTATGGGGTTGGGCTCATGCACTCGTAACCAAACATCATCAACCAAGACGTGATCGCCTTTATGAATAGCGACCTCTGGTGAAAAAACCATTTTAATATCCGTAGAAAGGATGAGCGTCCCGTCGATATCTCTGGGTTTATACTGCACCTTAACGCCAATAGCTGTAAAACGGTTTTCCGGTTCATGGTGCTCTTTGCCAGTTTCATCATCAACCCAATGTTTGCCATCGCGTTTAACTTGATATGAAGCGCCATACTTTTTCAGCATTCGCAATGCTGTTTGGTAGCCACGCTGATAAATATTCATGGCTACCTCATTGCAAACGTATTAATGGCAAACCCATCAGAAATGTCAATCAAGCCGGATAGCAGACCTTTCAACCATACAAAGTTAGGAGCCCCTGTATTGGTACCTTCTGCATACTTCAAGTCAATTGCACCCTCAATACGCTCAGCGATAACTTCAGCGCCTAATGTTGGCTGTAACTCACTCTCTTGTGATTCAATCGCCAAGCGACATTGAGCCTGTATCAACTGGGGAGGGATGATGTCACTGGCAATAGCAACACCATCATGCAATAAGCCTGTGCGCGGAAAAGATAAGGGTTGCGTGCTATCGGAACGCTTACCCAGCCACTTTTGGGATTCTAAATAATCCATCGCAGTGATGAGTGATGATTCAAGTAGCTCACTATCTGGCAATGTTAATTTTCTGGATTCTGAGTACGCCTTTAAATCATCAATGCTGGCATAACTATTAAAAGTCGGTGAGTCTTTATCAGTATCAATCATAAATACCTCGACAATATAGGGGCTTTCGCCCCTTGTTGTTATTCTCCAGCTGGTGGGGTTGTGACAAGCTTAATCATCACTCCCGCTGTCATTTTGTCGCTAGTGAAGTGCTTCTTCCAGTTACCAGCAGTGCCAAGCTTGGTGAGATCAGGGTTAGTTCCTTTTTTCTCATCCCAGCTATAGCCCAGCACACCCACGTTAACCACACCTTCGCCACGATACCCAATTGCCAAGTTTTCTTGGTCATTAATAGGGTACGAGCGGAATGTCGGCTCTTGAGATTCAGTGATAGTGACTGCCCCCGGCACCAAACCAAAAATAGCATCTACTGGCGCAGTGTCGGTGACTAACACTGGCTTACCGAGTGTCCCCGGCTGACCGCCATAAATGACCACACCGGCTTCTTCATACACTTTGTTATCAATTGCCTGATCCACAATGTCAAAATACGTTGCAGAGTGCATAACAAAGAGCGCTACGCGGTTGAACTTATCACCATAGGTACGTAGACCTTTAGTGAGCGTTTTCTTACCGTCAGTTTCAATATTGGCACTCACCACCATATTGCTGTTATTACCGATGGCTGCACCCAATGCCGCTAACGAGTATTTAATATACCCTTCGAGGGATGCATCTGCCGCGTCTGTACCCACAAGCTCAGAGAACTCTGATACATCACGACCGCGACGCTTAAAGGATTCTTCTGTTGTTTCGAATGGACCATATTTCCACGGCGCTTTTACATCAACAGATTCACCGGCAGCAATTTTTTTGCCTGTTACTGCTGATGTTGAATTCACGTCACGATGCTCAATTGAGCCGCCGATTTGATAAAAGGCGCGTTTACGTAAATCGCCTTCAATAAACAGGTTATCTAATACAATCGCACCATTAGAGGCTTGGTTGAAAACCTCTAGATTATCTTGGCGACGCTCTAAGAACGCGGTTTGTGCCAAGTCGTTATAAATTACTAAATCACTGTTTACAGTTGTAGCCATTGTTTTCGTTCCTTACTCTTTAGGAAGTTTTAAATAAGAATCACGTCCGTATCGGCGAATATAGTCCGCTTTTTCAGACGATGACATTTGAGAGCGTTTGAAATGCACAGAGCCTGACTTACTGTTCCCTGCACCGGTACCGGATGCGGATGGAAATAAGTGTGGCGCGCTTTCTTTGAGTGACTCAATCCACTCAATAGCTGTTAGAGGTGTTTTTCCATCTTTACCCATTACTGGGCTACCATTGGAATCAACAGCGACCGCCTTGCCTTCGTCATCGATTTTGAATACCCCTTTAGCGCGTAGGATTAAGTCATCATGCGCACTGGCTAAAGCTTCCGCCTTACCTGCCGCTGAGCGAATTTCATCACTCAACACGCGGTCACGAAATTTATTGGCAAAAGCTTCAGCTCTTTCAACGCGACTATTCGCTTCTGAAACCTGTTTTTGAGTATCGCCACGTAAACGCTCAGTGCGCTTGTTGAGCACCTCATCGATTTTTCCCTCAGCGATTAACTTGGCTTCTTCGTCATTATCAAAACGCTTGAGAATATCTCTCACTTTATCGGGGTCGATCCCTTCATAACGCTTTAAGTTATCGCCTTGCTCTTTGAGTTTGCCGAGTAACTCATCGCGTTTAGCTTTTAGACCGGATACCTGATCATTCACAGCCTTATCGATGATGGATTGAATTTCTGGGGTGATTTCAGGTGCGCCGCCCGCCCCGCCGCCTTTATCTTCACCACCAGCCTGTGAGTAATATTTGTGTTCGATATTCATAAATAACATGTTGTTCCCCTTGGGATTGAATGCGCCTAGCGCGTTGGGATAATCCAGCTCTTAGCCGAATTTAGGTAATAAAAAAGACCCCGTAAGGAGTCTTTATTTTGTTACGAGATACCGGTTACGAATAACCAGCGTCTATAAATGCTTGCTCATCTAATTGCTTAAGCTGATCCAGTGAAATAAACTCCCCTTTATCAGTATAAAAATCAGTGGGGTTCATCCCACCCTCTTTAATGAGTCTAAACCGCACCTCACCAAATACTTGCCTTTGTCGCCATTCAGGCTGTCGCTGAATCCAGTCAAGAAATGTCGTATTCACCGGAACTTGACCATTCATTGATGCCCGTGTCCCTTCATCCATTTCATTAATATCAATTCCTAGCTCTCGCCAAGATTTAAGTATGAATGTTTCTGTCGAACGGCATCCCCAATGAATTTTTCCGGGTCCTTGTTTGTACGGTATTTTGTGACCAATTGGCTTACCCTCAAGCGAGTATTTCAATCTATCTCTCACAATACAGTCGTTTGAAGTTTTACTATCTAAAGTAGACAGCCATTGCCGGCAATCAATAAGCTCGTCATTGGCTTCTATGAATTGATTTCTCGCGGTAGCCTGTAAGTGGTTGATGGCTGTTTTAGCGATGCTAGTTGCGTTTGCACGGCTAATCTGTAAGGCACCATCTTTATAACCTTGCTTACTGTGCCCGCGAATCTGCCGTCCGATATCTACCGCACTATCACCATTCAAATAACCTGTTCTGACGACATTATTAATGCGAGTCATACGATCTTTTTCTAATCCATCAAACCACTCAGACAATAATTTCCCTTGAAATGGCTTGGCAATAACTGATGCATACAACATTTGTTCAGTAATGCCTATAAGCGGATATTTACGCAAGACCGCATCAGGAAGTAAGGCTTCAAACAGTGATGGGTAATAGCCTAACTCATAGACTGCATAGGATTTCAATTCATCCAATAAAAGAAGCTGCGCACTTTCTACAGCCTTTTTGTTGATGCTGCGAACGCTAGAAAGAAGAGACTCTAACCGCCTAGCGGTAAAGCTATCTGGGTTAATTTTGGCGTCATCCAGCGAGATAACGAGAGCGGCGGTGAGCTCAGCATCAAAACTATTTAGCGCATTGAACATACGCTTAGCGACACCTGTAGAATAACGACCAGAAAACAAAGAGTGAGCTATCAACTCATCGGCTAATAGCTCATTGATGGTGCTCATACTCCACCCGCCATCGATGGTGCTTGATTGTTTAGCTCATCCACAACCACATCAACATCATCAGCAGGATTAATAACATCATACTTCTGCAGGTTACGTACCAGATCAGACTTACGCGTTGCCCCTGATTGCCATGCTGCGACAATTTCACGGATCATCGAACTATCAGCGATGTGATTAACGAGGTCTTTATTAATCTCAAACGAGGTATCTTTCGTGTCTAAACCAAGATATTCAGCACACCACGTTAGCGCTTTGCTGAACGCATCAGAGACATTCGAACAACAAATACTAAGGATAGAAGTTTGGGCGTTCTGCTCACCGACAGACTGAATAACCGTTTTGACTTTACTGTCAGCGGAAACCAATTGAGCACCCAGTGCCACCATATAATCGCGCTTACTGTCCATTGCCTCTTTTGCTAGCATATTAGGCTGGGCTTGCTCGTAACCAAAGAAACCTTTCTCTGGCAGCAATAAAGGTGAACGAGACCCGACCATGATGCCTGTTTTTTCTAAGTGGTCTCGCCACTCTATATCTAACCCGCCTAGATATGGCTGAACTTGCCCACAGAAAAACACGGAATCTTCATAATCAGCAGAATTTCGATAATGCCCTAGATTGATTTTTGCCAAACCTAACAATGGCGCCTCATCTATCGTGTGGTCATTGTTTTGAGCACCAATAAACGTAAATGGGATCTCATTCCAAGCCCCTTTACCTGCACGCTCTGGAATATATTCAGAATCAATCTGAAACACACCACTCCCGCTTGGCTTACGATAGACCCGACAAATAAACTTGCCATCTTCTATCACGAGTACGCGGTATTGAATGGCATCTTTAAATCCAAAACCGTCCGCCTCTTCAACCGTCTCTCGCAATACCACCAGCGTTAGCATCGTTCTGCCATTAATACGATCAGTCCGCCAGTTAATAATATCTTCAGCTTGATATTGAAATATGTATGGGAGTTTAGAGCCGCTGTTGTAATCAACATATAATCCGTGTCGCCCTACTTCCAATACCGATTCGAGAGAGGATTGAGCTAATTGGTAAATACTTGAACCTGCGCCATCTGCATCATCTTTTAAACAAGACAGCTTTTCAGCAACAGCAACCAATGGATCTTTCTTGAACGCCATTCCTATCATGCCGTTACGGGTGTTACCTGTTATTGGGTAAAACACCGCACGGTCTTGATAGTCTTTATTGCGCTTTTTCTTACGTTCACTTTCCTTTTCTTCCAACTCAGGAAGATAACTCTTTACTTCCTCGCCACCTCGACATACTGAGCGTACTAACTCCCACTGAGGAGCAGCCGTTTTATACTCCGGTCGAGTAAAATCAACATTATTTATACTCATCAGAAGGTTGTTCCTAAATTAATATCAAAGGCTGGTTTAACAATAGGGAATTGCTTAATGATGTAATAACCGGCGCCATCATTAGGATGGTCATTACCTGATTTTTTATCTGGCTCACCACTAGTAGGATCCCACACCTGCTGTTCTAACGATTCCGTGTAGACCGGACAGCGTTTAACATTGACCTTATAACGCCGCTCCCCTTTCGCATTACAAAACATTGCATTCATAGAGTTAATGCGATCTTTTACGGGAGGGTTAGAGTCATTAACAATGACATGAAAGCCAGCCTGTCTTAACTGCGCGATATCCGTTGAACTAGCATTATTTGATTTACGCGAGTCACCAGAAGCATCTGGGTAAATATATATTTCACGAACTTTTTTATAGTCTGAACCGTCATAAAGCCAAAAGCGCTCTTTAATGATCCTCACCATATCTGGCGTATCATAGGCGTTAATGATTTCGGTAACTGCATGAGGTAAGCCTAAACGAAGAACGTGAACAATCCCCGCCATTTTTCCAACGTTAAAGTCCATGCCTATATAAAGTGTCTCACCCGGCTGTTCCTCCTCCTCTGAATTATTCAGCTTTCTATCGAAGGTGTGGTAAATGGTACCGCTTGTTAAGTTGGTGAATTGCCCTTTTAAATAAGCTTTAATTAACTCCGGAGGATAGGAGCTCATTAGCGAAGGTATATAATCAGCCGGTAGATTCTTTTCATTGTCAAAGGTTGATGCTTGTACAATTCCATATAATGTACTTAGCTCAGGTTTGTCTCTTACTGCCTTGACGAATTGCTGATAAACAAACTTAAAGCCCTCGGGGGTTGTCGTGACATCAATACCATTACGCAAGCCGGCAACGTTATAACGCATACGAGCAATGATTTTTCGCCAAGCCTTCTGCGCCTTGTCAGACTTCATTACATCAAGTTCATCGATAAGCGCATTACCTATCTTGAAGCCTACTATTGTCTCCGGCTTTTCCATTGACCGGCAAATAACCGTTCCTCTGTATCGTCGCCCCTCGTAAAAATGAACCTCTTTATTACTTTCAACGATATTAACTTTCAATCCCCAATCAAGAGCTACTTCTTCAATGGTTGGGTAGAAAATATCTCTTATCTGCGGATAGGTAGGTGCAAAGTAACCCTGATTAATTTTAGGGAATTCCCACATCCCCTTGCATATACCACCACAACCGACCCAAGTCTTACCAGAGCCAAACCCAGCCACGTACGCTTTAAACTTATGAGGCATTGCCAAGAATCGCGCCTGAGGGATATTAAGTGTCGGTGCTATCATCATCCGCCCTCGCATCGACAACGTTGATATTAATCGCTACTGGAGTTGGGTTATCATCGTCAGCATTATCAGCAAGCTCTTTGCGTAGCTTCTCAACTTCTAATTGCCTGCGCTCAAGTTCTATTTCTAGAATGCGCTGAGCTGCCTCACTATCAGCAAGACCTAGACGTTTCATTATCGCTTCAAACATTCGCTCTCTATTTATTGAGAGTATCTCAACACCGTTTTTACCCAACTTAACACCCGAGTAGGCTAATGCCGCATCAGAATTAAGTTTACGGGTATCAGGAAAGAATGGCTGTCCAATGCCTTCGCCATTGCATCGTGGACATAGAGGATTGGGTTCCTTTGTGTGGTTATAACCATATCCACCGGTATCTTCAGGAGCCCTTTTTTTTCTTTCGACTGCCTCTAGTCGCTTTTCTTCGAATTCAACGGCGTCCCGCCACTGGTACTGATAACCGAATCCCCAACAATGACGACAACAACCACGTCGATATTGAGACAGTTCATTGGCATCAAATGTTGCAAGACTCCATGCCTTAGCAAGTACCTCATCAGCTTTAATTAATGTGCGTGATAAAGACTGTTGCTGCTGGTGCGCAATTTCATTTGCAACGTGAGGAATCGTGAGGAGTTGTCTACCGTAGCTTTCATCACTATAACCAGCTCTTATCGCTGCTTGTGTTGCGTTACCATCTATCAGATATTCAACAACAAACCGCTTTTGCTGTGGGGTAAGCTCTTTGTCTTTCGATAACGACTTTGCGCTATCTTCAGTCTGCGCAGTGCGCAATTTTTTGTGCGCAGTTTTTTGCGCAGATTGCGCAGCCGGCTTTTTTATATATCGCCTTGCTGTTGAGTAATTGAGTCCCTGGTCTTCACACCACTCTTTAGGGGATATTCCTGATATAGCATGTTCGGCGAGGAACTGTTGCTGTAGCGTCCCCCAATCCGGTTTAGCCATCGTGTTTATCTCCTGTATAAATCTCTATCAACGCCACTCTATGAATGACGTTTGTAGATGTTTATTTGGAAGCTCGCTGTTGCTCAATATCCCTAATGGCTTTAAATCGTGCATTGCCACCATCAATGGTTGATATTAATGGGTCTATCCAGTAAACAGCTTGGCAATACGTTATCTTGCTGGAGGTAATGGCACTATCATCGGCTCGGTTAACGACTCCGGTATCGGTGTGCATTGCGCTGGAACGTAAACCTTTTGTGTAGTTGTACAACCTGTTACCAATATCATCAGGAATGTACAAATCACAGGTAGGCTCTTTTTGAAGTATTTTCCTGTACTCAATAACTCTATTTTCTGAGTTCGCATCAGTGGAAATCCCATAACGATAAGCGGTGGTGGCTATTTGGTTAAAACGATTAAACTCAAATGACTGGGTGGCAATAACTTTAGCTTGCTGCGTGTTATCCCCTTTTAGCTGAGTATTATCTTTTTCCAGTGCGGTGTAATCGCCCTTCAAATCACCATAGTCACGAATCACCCAACCCAACCACACCGCGAGGATCACACAAACACCAGCTAATACTTTAGTCAGCGTACTCATATCAAGATTCTTTAACTGACAGCGCAGCATCACCGATTGGCAGCGGTCGGGTATCGATTTCCACGCCTTCTGGATAACAGTAACCAGTTACACGGTCCGTCTTAAACGCTTTGATGTTAACAGCATCGGATTGATTACCGCCCAATACCATTAATGAGCCTGATTCTGTTTTGCCAACAACGAAACCGACATGACCACCACCATCACGAGAGAAAGTTACAATGCACCCATATTTAGGTTCGGATAATTTAACACCGTAATTCAGGTATGAACGTGATGAGTCTGAACGAGTCGAACGAACACCAGCACGCTCTAACATGGCATTGACGAAGCCAGCACACCAAGGAACTTTACGAGCCGTGCCAACTAAGCCGCGCAACTTACTATCAATCCACATCTGGTCGACTGCTTTTGAGCCTGAATCGGTATGTTCAGATACACCAATTTCTTTTCTGGCTTCAAGGAGCCATTTAGGTTCTGTCATTTCTTCACCTTAAACGTAAACGGTCGCATCATCAGCAACCAGATTGATTTAACTTTTTCTATAAGTTTGCTGATAACAACAATGGACATAATGTTGCCACCGGCAGAGAAAATAACGAGGAAGATAACGCCATCAAAAAGCACATCTGATGGCGCTGAAATACGCTCACCAACTAAAGTTTCGTATATTTGATAAACCCAGCAAATAAACAGAGCGGTACCAACAATAGAGTCACGATGTTTTGCATACCGACAAAGAAATACCGTTACCGCAGACGCTAGCAAAAGAAAAATATCGACTGTTTCAAGTGGGTGACTGTCTACCCAGAGCGAAATGCTATTTAAGTAATTAAGGACGGTATTCATTAGCTACCTCCTTTATTTCGCCAATCTTTGATGGCTTGCGTAATACTGCTGAAGTTTTTATCTATCGAGGTAAAGATCCGGCTAAATAGTTTTTTGAGGTTATCTCTATTTGCTGCAAGAACGAGGACCGGGATAAGCAATGCCGAAATAACAATTGCCATTATTTTGGGGCTAATATCCCAACTCCATATCTGCGAAATAACATCGGAAGCCTCTTTAGCAATAAGGATCCCCGCACCAAGAGCTAAAATGAAATGAAGTATCTTTCGTCGGTTATTATCTCTGGATGCAATGACTGAGGCTGATGCTCCGATAATAGCTCCCAGCACGACGCCATAGTCGGCACCAATAAGGAACCCACCCATAGCACCGCCACCAGCAGCACCGAGGGTTATCCCTATTGATGTGCTCATAAATAATTTGTTCTCTATGGAATTTAGATAATAAAAAAGGTCACCGAAGTGACCCTTGAGGTGATTTAAATAAATGCAGTTTTATTAATTACAAATGTTTTTAACAGACTCTGAAGTTGGTCCTACATTTTTTACATATATATCTGACCCAACTCCATTATCTGCATGGGCAACCATAACAACCTCAAACATAGTGCCCACCCCAAGAACTTCCATTTCAATCCACTCACCAATTCTTGGATGCGTTTTGTACGTCTTAACCCCAAGACCTTTTGGTGGATATGATGAAACATCTATCGTTATTAACTCGTACATAATACCTCTCTGGCAATTACATTAACCAATATTGGTATTGCTATCTTAATAACTAATTTAAATAAAATCATTTGTATAAAGCAAAAAACCCCGCACAATGGCGAGGTTTTCAATTCCTTTACTGCTTTGCGTGTATAGCTTCGCGCAGCGTATACCAAAATACTAACTTCATTGTTCAAAAAGTCAATGATTTATTCTGAATAATGATAACCCCGGTCAAATTCATCGCACATTGGTCGATAAAGCATAAATTCAGCAATAGATAACCAAGCCTTAATTCGCCTTCTACACGTTGATAATGATATAGATGGCTTACTCTCATGTAATTCAAGAGCTAGTGCATAATAGGATTTTTTGTATATATAATGCTGCTTCAAGACATTTAACAATCCTTGATCATGTGCAAAAACAGCGCTTATTACCTTATCCATTTTCCCACCTTCGGTATCACTGCAGAACCACATATTGCTAAGTGTTTTTTTATCCTGGTACTCTTCCAAAAAAAGCTGCAAGGTTTCCTCTGATAGTCCTTCTTTTTTCATTCTTTGCATTGCATCTTTAAGGGCTTTCTTTGTAATTTTCGGTTCTGTTAATAATCGCTGAAAAATACCTGCAGCTTTAGGGGATTTGCTAAACGCAGACCAACAACCCCACATTGTTAATCTCCCACGGATCCACGTACTCTCTAATGTGCGCAATCTTAAATGTTCACCACTCTTGCCGCTTGTCTCTGGATATATCATGTTAATACCTCAACTTCTTTATTTATCAATATTGCTAGACGCGACAAGCGCGTAATGCCATTACTTCAATTTTGGTTTGCTCGAGCAACTCTACTTCCGTACCGTGAATTTCTTGCCATGATTTAGGCGCTGCATGAAATCCAGTGTCATAGCTGGCGCGGTGGTGAGGTGGACATAACGGTAAAACATCTTTGTGGCTAGCTCGTTGAGCCATGCCCTGCCCCGTTCTCACGTGATGAATTTCCGCGAGACTTGCCCCATATCCCATATTGCGACAGCAAATACAGCCGAGTTCCGCTACATCTGATAGCCACTGTTTATCTTCTTTGGTCTTTGATTTTTTGGTCATTGGTCTTGCCTCTAATTCATTAACTCTGATATTTCGCACGATTCCGAGCATGATCCTGATTCATATCCTTTCATTCCTCTTATAGTTGCAGCAATCTCCTCATATTCTTGTGCTGAATACATCTCAATGATGTTTTCTAAAGAAAGGTTTCCTCTGTACATGATTTTATTTTCTTGCTTCCGGCGTTCTACAGTCCTTACAGATTTACTAGTGATAACATCTAAGAATTGCTTAGCTAAATTCGGTTCATCACGAGTTGCCAGTGCGATCTTATTCACGCCTTTCTTAATGCAAAAAACGCAATTACCAAGATGCTCTGGAATATCAAGATCAAATGATTGGTTCTTCCACCAGTTCAGTACATCTTGTTTATCAAAGTTACTGATGTCAGCTAGGTAAGAAATGTTATCTCTATGTTTTAAACGTTTGGGTTCATCGGCTCTTATACCTATCCATGTGTGATAATCATCACCAAAGGTTTCTCTGCAATATCGTTCAAAGGTTTCTAGCTTCATTGTTCTAGTGCAAAATGGACCATGAATGTACGGCGTACCATATTTGCTGCAAGCATCCACCCAAGGCTGTAGGTCATGACATATTTCATTAATGCTAATAACTTTATATGTATTCGCCTTCCCCAGTTGCGGATCAATAACAAGTCGCAAACACACAAGATCAATGTTCCAATTCTTAGCTACGTTACGAATAAACTCATATGTTTTAGGATGCTCAGCTCCCGTATCCATAAATAAAAATTTCACATTAAGACTTTCTTTTTCCCCTATTTGTTTTAACAAGTGAGTGAGATAGGCTGACGTTCTACCACCTGAAAAACTCACAACGTGATACTTCTTATCTTTGAAAATTTCTAACATATTCCTTGCTCCAATTAGGTGAAATCGAGCAACTGAGCTGCAGCATTTTCAGCGGCTTCTTGGGTTGGGAATTTACGGAATAGAATGAAGTTCCAAAGCACATCAAGCGTGGCTTTGTAGAGTTCGCCAAAGGCTAGGTCATCCATTTTGGCAAAGCTGATTGATTTAGCGACGCGGCGAATACTGCCGTCTGGCATCTCAAATGTTTCGTAGTGACCAGATTGCTCTACTACCCAATAACGGAAAGCATCAAAGGATTTAGCCGCTGATATATTATGGGCGCGTTTCTGTGCTATATCATCGAGATAAACATCTGCGGCAGATTGGAGGGCATCATCATTATCGGTGTAATAAGCGAGGAATTTAACGTAACCACGCACCAGTTCTTTTTCTTCGGGCGAAATGGTACCGCCGGTTGGTTCCCAGTATTCATACCCTAGATTGAGTAAAGCGAAGTATTTACGGTGGAATCGTGGGTTTCGTGCTTTCTTAAAATCAGCATAAAGCACATCACCACATTTAATTTTTGAATGCAGAAAATCTCTCGCAGCTGGATTAGCAGGTACAAGAGTATCGTTAGACATTTTGATAAAGCCATGCTGTGCCATACTTTTTCTCTCAGTAGACACAGCAAGTGTTAGGATTGGGTGTTCATACCAATGACTCTATTCTACTTTTTACTTATCCAAAAATCCATTATCTAATGATATTTACGACCTTATTGTTTCTATCTTTCTCCTAAAAATAACATGTATCCGTGATATGAATGGCAATGCCTTTTGTGTCTACAATTGCCTTCACCATTTCTTTTACCACAAAAGATGTGTTTTAAATCACAATGAAGATAACATATTTATGTAATCAGATAAATGTCTTGTATCTTTATCTGAGCACATTTCGTAAAGTAATTCCATTTCGTATTTATAGTTCTCAATTAATGGTAAATAATTACGAATAATATTATCGCTAACTGCATTATCTTCTATCATCACTATAATCGTTGGAATTAAATTATCATAAACCGAACCACTAATTTTCATTTCTAAAAAAACCTTTGAAATATCAAAGTCTAACTGTATAAGTTCAAATAAATACTTTTGCGAATCTGAATAGTTGGACTTTTTATAAACAGCTTGGTGTATATTACCGCTATCAATTAAATTCATATTAATAAGCTGATATTCGCTAAATTTGCAACTTGATAACTTAACGTCAATACCATCTGAAATGGTTTTTATAATCTTTAAAATATTTATAAATAAAAAATAATTACTCTTAATATCCTCCATAATAATTATTTTTATAGCATCTAATTTACGTTTATTTTCTTCTTCTTGTTTTTTTTCATAATCTTTTTTTTGCTTTTCATATAAAGAAATTGATGTATCAATAGCTCTTTTAGCTGATGTTGTTGATTTATAGGTTAAGCATAATGACCCAATACCAACAACTAAAGCGGTTGCAGAGATCCAATCGAAATCCATATAAACCTCAAATAAAGTAAATTTATACTATTCTACCGCTAATTTAAGTTCATGCCATCCATTGGTTACCCAGCACTTAGAATCACCATCAAGGCAACACTCCATCACTGGTAACCATTCACCACATTTACCACAACAACGGTTAAATAATTCCTCAATCTTGTGCTTAAGTCTTGCATCATCATTTCGTATGAGCATTTGAATATACTCATTCTCATCATATGGCTCACGTCCTGGTTTACGCAATGCACAATTACGCTTAATCATTTCATGTTCTTCAGATTCAACTTGCCACTGCGGGATAACAAAGCCAGCTTCACGCTGGCGTTTGCGTTGGGCAGCCTTGCGTTCTGCTGCTGACTTAGCCATTGGTCTTGCCTCTTCATATCAATCTGGTTAATGCACTGAGCAATAACGCTCAATAGATAACTCATCTACTCTAGCGCCATTTAGATTTGCCCAAAATGCTATTGTTGAAAGTACATCTTTTTCGCTTGAAGCGACAAAAAGAGTTATGAAAGATTGTTCGTCCCATAAACCACTTGCTTTATAAACCGATTTTTTCATTTTCACTCCAACTAACTACATCTAATAACTTTATGACAAGACGGTCTTATATCCGCTATAAAATGTTTAGTTATATGATGGGAGTAATTTTAGTTTTTCCAAGTGTGTATACTTCATATCTGCATTAATTGACGCCAATAGTTCAACCTATATCTAAAAAACTCTCGATGTACCTCTGGCGCCTTTTCGATTTCCACCAGCACTCGCTCTCTGTTTATTTTTCGATTTTTCAGTTGCCGAATTAGCCGGCTAGCGAATAAATCAAGTTGCTCCAGTTCGCGATATTCTTCTGACCACAAAGCACGATTGTGAGGCAGTCCATCAGGCAAGTAACTTGATTGCCCAGACATAACTACCTCGGCTTTTGTGGTTTCAAAATTTGCTGATATGGCGCCTTAGTTCTTGCTCGCGCAGCTGATTGAATACGCTCAATGTGGCATGGTGTATGATCCAAACCATCATCAGGTAATATGGGGTGGTTACACCGAACGAGTGATTCGCCGGTGATTGGGTCTTTAATTGTCATGGTCTTGCCTCAATAAGTTTTTAAAATGCCTTTTCTGCGTATTTGCGTGGTTTAGCACTCTGTGATTGCTGTTGCATTCTGGACACTTCCGTTGCCGTAATTTGGTCGGTTGGCATGTAATGTCCGTGTTTAAACTCTTGGTAGATGGTACCCGTTTCACCGTGTCGGTTTTTATCCACAATAACTTCAGCATAGTTTTTAGCTGGGCTGTTCGGGTTATAAACCACATCGCGGTAAGTGAATAAGATGTAGTCTGCATCCTGCTCTAAACTACCGGAATCACGTAAATCAGCAGCAACGGGGCGGCGTTGATTTAATGGGCGTTTATCAACGTCACGCGATAACTGGCTTAGGGCGATTGTCGGTGTATGAAGTCGTTTTGCCAACCCTTTCAATGCGGCTGAAATTGCTGCTATAGCCAAGTCGTTACGCTCTGCCTTCGGCTTTTTGATGAGACCTAAATAATCAACGAAGATCCCTTTTAAGTTTGGATACTGCCGCTTATGGTTCTCACTAATTGCGCATATTTGCTCTACTGTTAAGTTACTAGCATCGATGATGTGAATATCTCGATCCATTAAATGCGCTAAGCCTGAACTCAATCTTGCCCAGTCTTCATCATGTAATTGCCCTTTTCTTAGTGTTGATACAGGTAACTGTGATGAACCTGCGATCATGCGTTCCGCTATTTGTTGATTCGCCATTTCCATGGAAAATAGTAAGGCTCCACCGCCATCACGGGTCATACCCTCAATCATGGTTAAAGCAAGTTCCGTTTTCCCCATCCCCGGACGACCACCAATGAAAACTAAATCAGTCGGGTTAAACCCTCCGATTTTGTCATCTAATGCTTCAATGCCCGTCTTAATCATTCCACTAATATCTTCACCTAAGTTTCTACGCTCGAGGACTTCAACATATCCTTCAATCAGAGTATTTAGATGAACGGGTAACAAGTTTTGGTTACCGGCAGTGAGCTGACCAATCTGATTTGCGAACTGGTTAATCAACTCTTCTGCTTGCTCATGGTTACCTGCTTCAGTGATAACGGTCTGATATTTAGCCATCAGTTGAATGACTTGGCGAACACGGAAGTAACTATGAACTTTGGATGCGTACCCTTTCAGATTCGCTTTCCATACCGGCGATTTGGCAAGCTCCAGTAAATTGGCTAAACCGCCCTTATCACCTAAAGCATCCGCAATAAAAAACGGGTCAATTAACGAACTCGTTAGTGCTTGTTTTTTTATCTCTCGATAAACACGCTGGTAATAACTTGAGCTAAATGCCTCTTCAGGTAATGTGGCTAATACTTCATAAGCATCTTGAGAAGCACCACCAGCAAGAAAACCGCTAATCACAGCCCCCTCTAAATCGCGCTCATCCATCATAAGTGATTACCTCTGCGGTATGTTGCCCAATTGAATGTAAGCACGGTACCACCCTGTAATAATCGGTCTACTACACGTTCACCAAGCATTTCTTCCAACTCATTCAAAGGTAAATTGCTAACTAAAATAGTCGGCAATAAACTTTCGTAACGATCATTAATCACTTCGAACAAAATATTTCGTTCAGAATCAGTACCGTACTGGACACCGATTTCATCAATTATCAACAGGTCGGGATCACAATATTTTGCTAGCACATCCAGTTCACTAAATTCTGAATTTCCTGACCACGTTCTACGAAATGCGCGAATGATACGCGCCGCTGTGGTGATAAATACCGATTCCTGTAGACCTCCTGCAATCTCACGAGCGATCGATACTGCAAGGTGGGTTTTACCTGTTCCGGGCATTCCGCAAAGTACAAGCCCCTCTCCTGCATTTTTCCTGTCATTCCATGTTGTTACGTACTGTTTGCAGATCATGAGATTATGTTTAGCCGGTTGCGTAGTTGCTTTGAATGTTTCAAAGGTTGAACTAGCAAAACGCGGAGGAATATTCACACTAACCAATAAATCTTGTTCAGGCATTTTTACCTCCCACAAACCAGTGTGGATCCTGAGATTCATAGTGCTTGTCACCAAACCCAGTATGAGAATTAGGTTTGTTAAACTTGGTTATGGATTTCTCTGGAAATATTCCCTGCCAACCATTGGCAATCGAATTACAAATCACAGCATCCGCATCAGAACATCCCGCTAATTTTTTTGCTTGCTGCTTGCACATGGTTTCTGTTAGTGGTTTTTTAATCTCCTTGCGAAAATTAATCCAATCTGACCAAACTTCGTCACTCACGTTTTTTGGTTTCGCCAATTTTGCATCGAATGATTTTTTCGATTTTTTCGGCTCAACCTGAACTGATGGATCCTCTTTTGAATTTACTGATGGATCATGTTTTGAATTTACTGATGGATCGCCTCCAGATTCTGGAGGGTGAAAACCACCTTGAACGCCAGAAACTGGAGGGTCAAACCTCACTTTTTCATTGTTTTCTGTACGGTCAGAATCTGAACGTTCAGATTCTGGATGGTGAGATTTAGAAGCTTTTTCGCGCAATTTCCTTAATTTTGCATTTTCCTCAAGTGCTATTTTTTCTAACTTATCAACATTCAAAAAATACAAATTTGATGCATTTCTATTTCCATTTCTACGCATCTTTTTAACTAACCAGCCATCTTGTTCAAGCTCGTTACAAGCACTGCGAATAGTGCTGACACCAGCCCCAATTTGTCGGCTAATCGTTTCTACGCTAGGGTAACTAACCCCTTCATCACTCGAGTAGTCTGCCAAGCGAACCATGATCATTAATTTGGTACCTTTAACGCCAGAAACTGCGCAAGCATCCCAAACATAACCTTGAATTTTATTACTCACTTCACACCCCCAGCGCTTTAGCTATATCACGGCAGGCGTTCTGGTACTGTTCCGGCGTGAGTTTCTTTGAAAGCAGCTTTTGTTTTTGTTGTTCATACTGTTCCCAAACGCTTAGCGCAGCCGCTCTTCTTCCTTCGAAAATATCTTCAATTTGTTTTCTGTCCGCTGGCTTTCCATTCAATAGAAAACCATTGCAGTAGGTAATCATTTCTGTCGTTCTTAGCATTGGTCTTGCCTCTTGAATTAGTGCACGCTGGTCTGGCGTGGTATCGCATTAAGCGCATTAACTGCATTATTAATCTGGCGTGACATGTCACGACCCTCTAATAAAATTTCTGTCATTGCTTCAGCAAAGCGCTGTATCGCAATTGACGTTAGATAATTCATCGTGTCGCCACGAATCCTAGCCAACCTTGTGGCTGGTAATGCAATTTCAATCGCCGGCATCAACTCTGCAAACTTTCTGATTGATGCGTTGGAATCACCACGCAGCCAACGAAATATCTGCTGTCGATTGTTATTAATCGCTTTCCAATCTGCATGACCGTACTCATCTTCAATCATATGTAGGCGCACGTTAGTTCTATCTCTAACTAATCGCATATATGCACGACTGATTTCTATTGCTACATGTTCCTGACCTGTTTCTGCTGCCCAGTCCTCAACCTCGGTGCGGACAATGTTGATATCAAAGTTCATATGCTGCGTCTCCTGTCGCTAAAAATTGATTATGAATAATCAGTTTTTTAACTTGATACCTGAAATACTTGAGTTTCATTTGGCAACCCATCGTATGGGTTAGGGTAATCAATTGGATTTAACTCATGGGGAGTGACTAACCAATTTGTCTTGGATGCCCATTCAATGGCTTTTCTCCCTCTTGGGACATAATTTCCAGCGATTACTTGACTAACAAAACCCTGAGTAACGCCAACCATTCGAGCAAACTCGGATTGGCTAATCTTCTGATTTTTTAAATATAAACTTAGATTCATCTGCTATCTCCTTTTGAATAACAACAATATTAGCAATGCTAATTTAATAAATCAATAGCAATGCTATTAGAAAAATATTAGCAATACAAATAAACTAATGCTTATGACTAGAAAAATATCTGATGTCGACAAGAATGCCGCTCATAATCTAAAAACGATTTGGGAGGCAAAAAGGGATACTCTCGGTTTAACACAAGAGAAAGCCGCGGAGGCTTTAGGCTTTTCCACGCAAGGTGCTGTAAGTCAATATCTTAACGGAAGAACTGCATTGAATACCGATACAACCCTAAAGTTTGCGGCTCTTCTGCAAGTACAACCAGAAGATATAAACCCTGAGTTAAAGGCGCTTTTAGACTATGTTCGTTCTAATAAACAAGCTAGTGTTGCTGAGCATTCCCCTTTAATTACCCGCAATGAGCACAATACGCTAAGGTTACTTGATATCTACGCAAAAGCTGGACCTAGTGGGTTTATGAATAATGAGTTTCCAGACACCATAAGATCAATTGAATTTTCGTCAGAGAAGGTATTTGAATTGTTTGGTCGTAAAAGTCTCAAGGGTATAGAAATGATTAATATCACTGGTGATAGTATGTCCCCCGCAATTAATCCTAGAGATGTTGTTTTTGTTGATACTCATAATGAATACTTTGATGGTGACGGTGTTTATGTGTTTAGCTTTGAAAATGCCTTATTTATAAAAAGATTACAAAGGGTTAAAGGGAAAAAATTAGCTGTTAAATCTGATAATTCTGCATATGAAACCTTTTATATTGAAGAGTCAGAAATGCATGACCTTAAAATTATTGGTAAAGTCATAAAATCTCTCCCGATCAAAATGATTGACTTTGCTTAGTAAAATCAAGTAATTAAATAAAGCCGCATATATATGCGGTTTTTTTTCGTCTAATATAATTAGCAATGCTATTGACATTAAAAATAGCATTGCTAATATTTATTCCATCAAGACAAACAACACAGCAAGTGTTTAGTCAGGTGTTCAAACCAAATTTAGTTTTGATGTTATGTCGGAGGAGAACCAAAGCTCTCATCGCGACCTTTCAAGATTACCACGACATAACAGTGAATTTTTGCAATACCAGGGAGTTTAATTAGTTACCGACCAAATCTACAAGGCAAGACCTGACAGCTCGGAAAGACGGGCATTGATTTACAGACGTAAAAAAACCCACCGAAGTGGGTTCCTTTACCTCGGGTCGCCGACCAAAGCTAACCGAGAATTCTACTAGCGCGACCAAACGCTAGAAGAGGCAAGACCAATGATAAATCACTGATCACAGTTATTTTAAAGGAGCTGCTATGAAAGCACAACCTAAAACCCTAAGTGTCACCCTTTACATTCATGCACAAAAGCAATTCGACGGTTCATATCGATACCGACCACTCCCATTCAAATACGATATGGAGTCAGGTTTAGGTTTCGTTGTATCTGAGCATACCGTTGAAATTCCATTTCAAGAGCTAAGTACTGAACAGTTAGTGAATGCTGAAATTGAGTCCTTACGCGCAGAACAAAACAAAATACTTACTGATGCGCAAGTGAAGTCCAGCTTACTGGAAGACCAGATCCAGATGCTGCTTTGTTTAGAAGGCAAGCCCATTTCTAAAATTGACGAAGAAATCCCTTATTAAGAGGCAAGACCAATGAAAACTTTTATCTGTGTATTTGAGCCAACGTCTGAGGCTCGTACAAATGGCGCGGTACCATTAACTATCGCTTTAAATGCAACTAACGAAAAGCTAGCTAGCGCATCAGCAATGATCAAACTGTCAGAAGCTTATCCAGAATCTATGGATAGCTTCAATACTGACGAGCCGTTGATCTGTGAAGATACTCTGGGGTCTCCTCGTCCTGCCATCGGTGAATTTGATGAAGCCTTTGCTTCTCAAAATGAATTTAACGGCACTAGCTGGCAGCCTATCGTTTATAAAGACTTTAATAAATTAGCGCCAATGGTTCGTATTGCTGCAACCCTGCTATATGGCAAGACTCAGTTTACAGATGCGGAATATAGCCAAGCCATCAAATTCGTGCACGAAGGTAGCGATCAGCCAAAAATCCGTAATATCGGTAAAGGGCTGGCTAAAATCAGTGCTGTATGCACGATGGATGCAGAACAAACTATCGAAATTGCACAAGCCGTTTCTGAGTTCGCTGATGATGAAATCACCATTGAAGATGCTACCGCCCTAGGTAAAAGTTATTTGAAAGAAGAACCTAAGCCGGAAGTGATCTCCGCAACAAAAAGTGAAAACGATGAGTCAATTCTTAAACGTGACTACGCCACGATTGATATGGAGGTTGCCCTTGCATTAATTGGTGATGTTGATTTTGACGCTATCCGTAGTGCTGATATCCGTAAAGCTAAAGAATTAATGGCAGCTGAAGATAAAGCATGGAAACGTTTATCAATGGACTTGCGCACACTCCCTAGCGTTCTCGATATACCGCGCGAAAACATCTTTGCATTAGTGACTGAGGCACGAGAGAAGCCTGAATTATTTGATGATGCCAATGCCCGTAAAGCGTTTATCGATGCAAAACTTGGTACCGAAAATCCAAAAGTAACATCCTTAGGTAATGGTCGTTTTTCAGTTGATAACTTAGGTACTAAACCGGCTAATGATGAAGATCCCAAAGAGCCCGTTACCAAAGAAAAAACTAGACGCAGCAACAAGAAAAAAGAAACACCGGCTAAAGAAGAAAAAGAACCGGAGAGCGTTGCTATTGAAACTAAAGAAACACCAGCGGTTACTAAACCAATTTCCACTGTCATTGCTGAGCAAGATGATTTTGAACATCGTGCAACAGTTATCGCTGAAGTACTCGAAGGCAATAACGACCACCTCAGCATTTGGAAGCGCGTACAGCGCACTGACGCACGATTTACCAAGCCTTTAGAGGGGATGGGATTTACTGGTACCAGCATTAACAGCACTTACATGTTTATGCGTGCGACTGAAATCTTTGGTCCTATCGGTGAAGGATGGGGATATGAAGTTATTGAAGAAAAGTTCATTGATGGAAAGCCACTCGTAGAACCTGTTCTCGATGAACGTAATAAACAAGTGGCAACTAAATTTTTACGTGATAGTGATGGTTCATTATTTTGTGAACAGAACCATTCACTCAAAATTAAGTTCTGGTACAACACTGAACGTGGATTACGCGGTGAATTCGAAAGTTACGGCGCCACACCTTATCGATACCAAACTAATTACGGTATCAAAGTCGACAGTGAAGTAATTAAAAAATCACTCACCGATGCAATTAAGAAAGCATTATCGATGCTTGGATTCAGTTCTGATGTGTTTATGGGAATGCACGATAACCCTGAATATGTTGCAAGCAATAAACTCGAGTATGAAATCAAAGCAGCGACAGACAATGCCGAAGATACAACTCGCGTTCGTAAAGAGTTAGACGAGAAATTCACTCGACACACTGAGACTATGCGCAGTGCTGTCACCGCAAACGAATTACGTGGTATTACTTCAACCCTTACCCGTGAAATCTCAACCCACGCTAAATTAGCTAAACAACGTGGTGATACTGAATATGAAAAATATTTAAACGGTCGTCTTCGCAGATTAAAAGAAATTGAAGATGAGTGTTTAGACCAACTGAAACAAAAAGAAGAGGCAATCTAATGACCAAAACAACTGCTATTGCAATGGCTGCTGACTACAGCAAATTACAACAACTCGTCGAAACTGGTGAATTTACCGCGGAAGATATCGCCGATACGTTGGTTGGTATCGAAGGTGAACTAGGCGATAAGCTCGATGCAATTATGCTTCATGCCCGTAATTTAGAAGGGCAAGCCAAGACACTGGATGAAGAATCCAAACGTCTGGCAGACCGTAAAAAGTCATTCGAAAATCAGGTTAAGAGCCTGAAAAAATATGCCTTGGATTGCTTGTTAACTTCAGGCTTGGACAAGTTAAAAACAACTAAAAACACATTCACGGCTCGCGCTGGTGTTGTTCGAGTCATCATTGATAATGAAGATGCACTGCCTAATGAGCTAGTCGATGTTCAAACCATTACGGCACCCGACAAAAAAGCCATTAAAGAGGCTATCGAAAACGGCATCGACGTTCCCGGTGCTCACTTGGAAACTGGTGACCGTTCATTGATGGTTCGTTAATACCTATAGCGCCCATTACTGGGCGCATTATCAGGAGAGACATTATGGCTATGAAACTTGAAGTGATTATTACTCACGATGAAGCAAGCAATAAGTGCAGCGTAGAGTGGTCTACAGATACAACTGAGCATGTGACAACCCAAGAAGAACATACGCTATCAATGGTAAAAAAAGCCGTATTACTTCAGCTTGGTTACCCAACATCAACGGCAGTTATTCACTAACGTGACATGTCACGGTGTATTTATTATGAAAAATAACCTAGAAGATTTACATAACTACTTGTTCATGCAATTGGAAAGGCTGTCTGATGAAGATCTTAAAGGGGAAGAACTTAAAGAGGAAATTGGACGCGCAAAGGCTTTATCCGCAGTTGCATCACAAATTGTAAATAATGGGCAGTTGGCGATTAGTGTTAAGCGTATGGCTAGTGAAGGACGTATTAAAGACGCCCCTAATTATCTGGAAGTTAAAAAATGAGCCGATTTTCTTATAACGAAGAAATGCGTGATTGGATGCGTAAAAACTACCTATTATCGCTCCCTCAACTCACCATTAACTTTAATAGCCAGTTTGGTACCACTCGCTCAAAAGACATGATCAATGGGTTACGTAAAAGCCTTAAATTGAAAACTGGTAGGTCTGGAGTGTTTATTAAAGGTCATATACCCGCCAATAAAGGTATTAAGGGTTTAAAGGGGGCAAATTCAGGATCTTTTAAAAAGAATCATATTCCTCATAACCGCCATGAAATTGGCGCAGAAGTCATAGCTACAACTGGATATATCAAAGTAAAAATAGGCTTACCGAGCAAGTGGAAATTTAAACATATTTTGCTATGGGAAAAGAGTAACGGAAAGATACCCAAAGGTCATGTTATCAAATTCATAGATGGCAACCCATTAAACTGTACCATTGAGAATTTAATGATGATCACTAAACCAGAGCATGGAGTAATGAACCGCTTCTTTTCTGGTGTATCAGCTGAATATAAACCGGCTATCTTGCAATTGGCTAAAATTAAAATTGCAATTAGAAGCATAGAAAATAAGGGGCAAGACCAATGCTAAGACATGTACATCAAAAAGACCAGGAAGTGAAAATTATCTTACCTGATGGATCGTACGGTTTTATTTCAACTGATCGCCGTTGCAAAGTCTCCTACGATTTGCCGGCAAATATCAAAATTGAAATACAGCCACCGGTATCGAAACAACAAGGTGGGAAATAATGTTTGGTTTATTTTTACTAATATGTAGTGCAATGAATTGTCAGTTTGAGCCATATGGCTATATCTATCCTAATGAAATTAATTGTTTAATCGATAGGGAAATTGAAGCTGGCAAAGGAAAAATCGCAGAGTGTTACCCGGTAGACTCGGTTATACCTGATAAAAATTGATTAAGCTTAATCAGTTTTGTTTTTTAGTAATAATTAACATGGTGGTTTATTCAAAACCAATGAGTAACCACCATGAAAGAACCACAATTAATTTCTTGGGTATCCGGGGAACAATTATTAACTGAATTTGATATTAAATTAGGTAAGTTAGCTGCAAGTGTAAAAAATAGACCATGCACTGAGGCTGAAATAAGAAATGCATGTAAAACTGCAGATAAAGCTATTTTATCAATGATGAGGCAAGACCAAAATGAAAAGAAATATCACAGGAGGCTATGATGTCTAGAATGATTAACCTAGCGACATGGGCTCAACTAGAATTTGGTGATAACGCTCCTAGCCAGCAAGTTTTAATTAAGTATGCCAAAGCAAATATGATGGTTCCACCGGCATTAAAAGTAGGTAAACGGTGGATGATAGATCGTGATTCAAGGTATGTAGGGGTTATTTCAACACCTCAATTACCAAACCACTCAAATGAAAAATTGCTAAGGATCTTATCAGATGGCAGCAAGACCTCGTTCTCATAATATCACTGTTCCAAATTTATATTGCAAACTAGATAAAAGAAATGGAAAAGTTTATTGGCAATATAAGCACCCATTAACAGGCACATTTCATAGCCTTGGCACTGATGCTGAAGAAGCTGCGCAGGTTGCGTCTCAAGCTAACACCATTATTGCAGAGCAACAAACAAAGCAAATTTTAAGTATTAATGACCGCCTTTCTGGTATTAAAAATAAAAAGCTTGGTATCAGCGTAACTAATTGGATAGATAAGTATCTCGAAGTGCAAAAAGATAGACTTGATGCTCAAGAACTTAAGTTCAACTCATATAAACAAAAAATTAAACCCTTAAATTTATTTAGACAGCATTGTGGAACTCTATCTCTTAAGGATATTACCGCATTAGAGATATCGAGAATTATCGATGAAGTTAAAATGCTTGGACACGACAGAATGGCTCAAGTGGTTCGTATGGTTTTAATTGATGTATTTAAAGAAGCCCAACATTTTGGTCATGTACCTCCTGGTTATAACCCTGCTCTTGCAACCAAACAACCTAGAAATAGAATTAAAAGGGAGCGCTTAAATTTTGATGAGTGGAAGGTCATTTATGCACAAGCAGAAAATCATCCACCTTATTTGCAATGCGGTATGCTTCTAGCGATTGTAACCGGTCAACGGATTGGTGATATCGTGAAAATGAAATTTTCAGATATTTGGGATGATATGTTACACATTGAACAAGAGAAAACTGGATCTAAATTAGCAATACCTCTCTCAATTCGATGCGACGCAATTAACATGACGCTTAAACAAGTTATTTCTCAATGTCGAGATTCTGTTGTTAGCCCATACCTAATACATTATCGTCATACAACCTCACAAGCCAAGCGAGGTGAGCAAGTTACAGCAAACACATTAACAACAACATTCAAGAAGGCTAGAGATAAATGTGGGTTAACTTGGGCTGAAAAATCAGCACCATCTTTTCATGAGCAACGTTCTTTATCTGAAAGACTATATCGAGAACAAGGGATTAATACTCAGAAACTACTTGGGCATAAGTCTCAAAAAATGACGGATAAATATAACGATGATCGAGGAAAGGAATGGCAAATTGTTGCCATTTGA